TCGAGTTCATCGTCAAGTTCAACGCTGGCTACCACGCGTATAACAACGCGTCGGGCACCTAATAGGAGTCTTAAGACATGGCTATTTCACGTGCACAATTACTTAAGGAACTCCTGCCGGGCTTGAACGCCCTGTTCGGCCTTGAGTACAAGCAATATGGCGAAGAGCACAAGGAGATCTACGAGACTGAGACCTCCGAGCGTTCCTTCGAAGAAGAGACGAAGCTGAGCGGATTCTCCGCTGCCCCGGTCAAGCCGGAAGGCCAAGCCATTGCGTACGATAACGCGCAGGAAGCTTGGACGGCTCGTTACAACCACGAGACCATCGCTCTCGGCTTCTCCATCACGGAAGAAGCGGTTGAAGACAACCTGTACGACTCGCTCAGCAAGCGCTACACGAAGGCTCTTGCCCGCGCTATGGCGTACACGAAGCAGGTCAAAGCGGCCTCGGTCCTGAACAATGGCTTCGCTGCTGCCTATGCTGGCGGTGACGGACAGCCCCTGTTCTCGGCCTCGCATCCGCTTGTTTCGGGCGGTGTCAACAGCAACCGTTTGACGGCTTCGGACCTCAACGAGACTTCGTTGGAAGCGGCTGTCATTCAGATTGCTGGTTGGACCGACGAGCGTGGTCTTTTGATCGCTGCTAAGCCCGGTAAGCTCATCGTTCCTCCGGCTTTGATGTTTGTTGCTAAGCGTCTTCTCGATACGGAACTCCGTGTTGCGACCGCCGATAACGACATCAACGCTCTGAAGGCGATGGGTGCTATTCCGGGTGGTTACACCGTTAACCACTTCTTGACCGACACGAACGCTTGGTTCTTGACGACCGACGTTCCGAACGGCATGAAGCACTTCGTTCGTACCCCGCTGCAAAACAGCATGGACGGCGATTTCGACACCGGCAACGTCCGGTACAAGAGCCGCGAGCGTTATAGCTTCGGCTGGTCGGATCCGCTGGGCATGTTTGGTTCGCCCGGTTCGAACTGATAAGACTGGATCGGGGGGCTTCGGCCCCCCTTTCCTTTTTGGTGTACTAAGGGTATATAGTCGTTATCGGGAAAAATTTCGTTTACCAGACAGGCCCGACTGACGACATGCAGACTGGTAAACATTACTCGCATGTGAGGTATTTTCAATGAGTCGTACGACGTTTTCTGGTCCGGTTGCTTCGGACAACGGTTTTATTGGCGCGGTTGTTGGTGACGTTGTTGGTAATGTCACGGCCACCACCGGCACATCTACGTTCAACAACGTGGAAATCACGGGTAACACGGGCGTGGGTAACGCCGGTACCGACACGATTGGTTTCTACGGTGCTACTAAGATCGTTCGCCCGACCACTGCTGTGACCGCCGCCACTTTTGTGGCTAACACGAGCGGTATCGCAGACGATACGGCCACCTTCGATGGCTACACGATTGGTCAAGTTGTCAAGGCGCTGCGTAACCTCGGGCTGTTGACCTGATAGGAGCCGCTAATGGCTATGCAAACAGATGTATTAGCTAGTGCGGTTCGAACTACCGATGGCCTTCTTGCTGATCAGGCAGGTAATACCCTCGGGCGCAATCGCGTTAAGGCTATTTACATCATCCCCGCAGCCGGTGCAGGCAGCGTGGTGTTCAAGGACGGTGGCGCTTCGGGCACGGTGAAAATGACCGTGAATACCCTTGCTTCGTCCACGGCACCAGACTACATCCTGCTCCCCGGCGAAGGCCTTGTGTTCCAGACCAACATTTATGTTGATGTCACGGACATTGCCTCGGTGATGGTGTTCTATGCCTAAGTCACCCGCTTGGCAGCGGAAAGAAGGAAAGAACCCTGCTGGCGGCTTAAATGCCAAAGGCAGGGCTTCCTACAACCGTGCAAATCCCGGTAAGCCGGGGCTGAAGCGCCCTCAACCCGAGGGCGGGGCTAGACGTGACTCTTTCTGTGCCCGGATGAAAGGTATGAAGCGGAAGCTTACAAGTGCTAAGACCGCCAAGGACCCAAACAGCCGGATCAATAAAAGTCTTCGTGCATGGAACTGCTAAAAGTGAAACACGAGAGTCAAGAAATCGTTAAGACCGTTGGCGACGCAGTTTCGGTCTTTACCGTAGTAGGGACGTTGATAGAGATGCTCCCATCAGTTGCAGCATTAATCACAATTGTGTGGACCAGCATCCGTATCTATGAAACTGATACGGTGAAAGATGTTATTGCTCGGTGGAAGAACCGTGCCAAGTAAGTCCGGCAAACAGCATCGTTTGATGGCCTTGGTCGCTAATGACCCGAAGGCTGCTAAGCGGTTGGGTATCCCTGCGAAAGTGGGGAAAGAGTTCATGAAGGCCGACAAGGGCCGTAAATTCAAAGGTAAATCCAAATGAAAGAGTCAAAGTCGATGATGAAGAAGGAAGTTGCCTTTATGAAGAAGAAAGGCGCTCCTAAGTCCATGATCAAACATGAGATGAAAGAGATGAAGGGCTACAAGAAAGGTGGCTCCATCGACGGTGTTGCCAAGAAGGGCAAGACCAAGGGCAAGATGATCAAGATGCGTATGGGAGGTTCCTGTGGCTAAGAATGTACGTAAACCCGTAATGCCGCCAACGTCACCCCGTGACGATCTGGTCCCCCCGCACATGCTGCCGGATGTCCCGACCATTAAGCCGGGTGCTGGTTTTGGCGACGACATCAAGAAGGCTCCCGCTCCGAAAAAGAAGATGGCTGGCGGTGGTTCGGTTGGCTCTGCTTCCAAGCGTGCTGATGGTTGTGCTGTCAAAGGCAAGACCCGAGGTAAGTTTGTATGAAACGCTATAAGGTCGGTGGCCCAACTGAGTATTCAGAGTCGGGCAGTGCCGGTGGCAGTAAAGTAAGCTTTGGTGAGGCTTTTAAATCCGCTCGCAAGCAAGGACTCGACGAGTTCACTTGGCGTGGAAAGAAGTACACCACTGAGATGAAAGAAGAGAAGTCGGATAGCAAGGCTGATAAGCCCTCTGTCCGTAAAGTATCTACCAAAGAGTTCATCGAAAATTACGAGAAGTCACCTGCATCCGGCCGTATGCGTCAGGAAGCCTATTACAAGGCTAATCCCGAACCGGGTTTGAAGGCCGTTGACGAAGAGATGTTCAGCCCCGGCGTTAAGATTGCTGGCGCTGCCGGTGCCGGTGCTGCGCTTGGTTACGGTGCTAAGAAGTTGAAAGACTTCCTATCGCGTAAGGGCATGGAGCGGGCCGGTAAGAAGTTGGCTGAGGAAGGGGTTCCTTCCGATGCTGCTCGTAAGGCTGCTCGTGAGTCCGCAAAAGAGCGTCGTGCGTCTTCGCCCGCTCGTCGTGAGCGTGAGTACGATGAGCGTCTCTCATCTGATATGGCCGGTGGATATAAGCGTGGTGGGTCTGTGAAGTCTTCTGCTTCGCGCCGTGCTGACGGTATTGCTTCTCGGGGTAAGACCCGAGGCAAGTTCGTCTAAGAGGTCGTTATGTATCCGTACCAAATGCAAGCCCAAGGTCCAAATGCAATGCCGGTTAACGCCACTAACCAGCAGGGTAGCTCCGTGCAAGGAGCAAATACCGGAATGCTAGGCAGCATGTTTGGCATGGGCCTTGGGGGGTTCGGCGGAGGGTTTAGCCCGAGCGGGTTCTCTATGCCGCAGATGGGCTACGGTGGTATGGGCGGGTATGGCGGCTTTGGTGGCGGCTTCGGTATGCCACAGATGGGCTACGGTGGTATGGGCGGGTATGGCGGCTTTGGTGGCGGCTTCGGTATGCCACAGATGGGCTACGGTGGCTTTGGTGGAATGGGTGGTTATGGCGGCGGATTTGGTATGCCGCAGATGGGCTTCGGCCTAGGTAGCTTCGGCTCACAGATGGGCTTTGGCGGCTACGGGAATTACGGCGGGTTCCAGCCTGAAGCATCTTATGGTGGTCAATTTAATCCTAGGATGAGTCCTATGGGTCCTCACGGCGACTACGATTTACACGGTCGTCGAATGGGTGATGGGCTCCAAGCCGCACAACCTATGCCCCCACCGGGAATGAAACTTAATCCAACTTATGATGCTGGATATGCGATGGCTGAGGACATGCCATTTCCCGGCTCAGAGCAGTGGCTTAGAAAGCAACAGTTCATTCCCGCTAACCCACCCGCTAACAATCCCCCACCGGGCATGATCAAAAACCCGTATTACTATGACCGGTTTGCTAATGGACAAATGGGTACTATGGATCTGAAGTTTTCAGATAACGAGTACATCAATCCTGCCCATTTATCCCTATATGAAAAGCAACAAGAAGAGGAGCGTGCTCGTTACGCTACTCCAAACCCATCCACGGGTGTGATGCCGTCTGAGCCTATTCCTGATCCGAGCGGCGCTTACATCCCTGACGAAACCGGTCAGTACGATCCGAATCGGGGTAACTATGGGCAGGTCCTTCAGCCTACTTATTCCGAACCCGCTCCCCAGATTGGGTCTCCAATCCAACCGAACCAACCCCGTCGTATGCGAAACAGCATGAACATGGGTATTGGTAGTTTCTTTGGTGGAATCGGTCCGGGTAACTTCGGAAACTTCTACTAATGATGCCTTCTCGCGGTATGGGCGCTATGTCCCCCAAAAAGATTCCTAGGGCGAAGCGCCGTGGGGATGATAAGCCTGTTGAGGGTACTGGGAAGCCTATTAAGACGTTTAAAGGTGGTGGTCTCTATGAAAACATTCATAAAAAACGTGCTCGCATGGCTGCGGGATCGGGTGAAAAAATGCGAAAGCCCGGAAGTCGTGGTGCCCCCACCGCCGAAGCCTTCCGTCAAAGTGCAAAGACCGCTAAAAAAGGTTAAGGCCAAAGGTAAGAAATAAATGGCTGACAAGACTACAGCTACAACCGACTTCAATCTCGACCTCAACACGATTGTGGAGGAGGCTTTCGAGCG